ACTTTAATACCCATGAATTAAAGGATAAAGCCACTTCAAATAAGCTGATATTCACTAAAGGTTTCAGGGCATCAAGTAACGCTAAGACAGCTAACCTAAAATCAATATCAGATATTGACATAAGTATAATCGAGGAGTTTGAAGATATAACCGATGAGCAAGCGTTTAACCGTTTTACTGATGGCATCAGGAATAAAGATAGCTTGATATTCATAAACTCAAATATACCCGACATGAACCATTGGTTTATTAAGCGATATTTCGATTTAGATGAAACCGAACACGATGGATATTATAAACTAAAGCCTAAAACTATTGAGGGCGTTGTATTCATCATTTCAAACTATACAGATAACCCACATCTGCCTGCACACATAACACGCAAATATGAAGCCTATGGTGATCCAAACAGTAACTTCTACGACCCACACTACTACCTTACTCAAATAGTAGGTTTATGTAGTTCAGGTCGTGCAGGTCAAATATATAAGAATTGGAAACGTATCACTAATGAGGAGTTTAACAACCTACCTTATAAATCATACTATGGACTTGATTTTGGATGGTCTAACAGTCCAATGGCCTTGTGTGAGATTAAGCTTCACAACGGTAAATGCTACTCAAGGCAGTTGATATATGAGCGCAATATGACACTCATTGACCTTGCTATCAAGTTATTTCATTTAGGACTTACATCTAATGACCTTATAATGGCCGATAGTGCCGAACCTCACAGCATCAATAAACTTCGTAATGGTTGGCAACGTAGCGAACTACCTGAAGGTTATGCCGATAAGTACCCACAATTATTAAATGGGTTTTATATCATTCCTGCAACTAAAGGGCCTGGCAGTATTCAAGCAGGTATCAATAGAGTAATGGAGTATGAGAACTATTTAACAGATGATAGTGTTGATTGGTGGAATGAGTATGTGAATTACGTTTGGGCGAAAGATAAGAACGGGAACCCAACTGATGACCCGTTAGATGATTTTAATCATTTATTCGATGCTCATAGATATATTGTTATGGCTAAAGGGAAAATGTATTAGGAAACAATAGACCACCCTTTACCATGCTTTACTGTAAAGGAATGTAAAGGAATGTAAATGAAAATATTAATCATTCATCGCAAAGTTGTAGGATATAAGGAAATAGTGAATTAAATTTGTAAAAAATCAAAACATGATACAAGAATTAAGAATCGGAAATTATGTAGAGATAATCGAAAATTTAGAAAAATGCAATGCGCAAATATTATCTGTTGGTTCAAATAATTTTTGCGACCTAACATATAATAGACCATATACTCATTTTATAGGTCGTTATACGGGTAGAAATATATCAGACATTAAACCCATCCCCATAACAGATGACATTTTATTGAAGTGTGGGTTTGATAAGAATGATAATATGTTTACAGACAATAAATTGGTTGGCATTGAAATATATGACGAAGATTTACATTTTAGAGTTCTTTGTGGCAACTATTGCCTATGCGTTATAAACAACCTTCACCAACTCCAAAACCTTTATTACGCTTTAACTGGCGAAGAATTAAATATAAAATTATGACTAAAAAACAAAAACAAATAGAACTTCTTGAAAGCACTGGTAAAATGTGTGATGCTATTAAAGTACGCAATACGTCAACCGAAGCTGAATTGAAAGAGATAGGCGAAACTAAGCCTACCCCACCGCCACATATCGCAAAGGCATTTGATTTTGAACTTATTAAAGTTGAGATGTTTACTATGGATGGGGATGATGAAATGGATTTAAAGACTATGAAAAGGACCTTTAAGGCAATAAAAAAAGGGGGTAATCACTCCCCCTTAAACCATGAACCAAAATCAAACATGAAACAGAATTGACACAAATATACAGATTATTTATGTTAATTTGCAAATGTGTATAACTTTTTTTAATCATAATTGATTTTTGTTAACTATATTTGTACTAATATTTAACCGCCCTACTACGTAAATTAGCGATGTAACATCAGCCAAGAGTGGATAGGGTTAAATTGAACGAGTTGAATCTATTAAAAGCCTTAGGCTTAAAGAAAATTGATAAAACTGCACCTGCTAATGTGGGTTATAATTTCTTTGATGAATCAAGGATAGAATTAATTGGTGGTAGAATAGTATTTGAAACCTTTGACACTAAAGATAAGGTTATTAAATCTTACAAAGAATGCCCACCATTATCGTATATCCTTAACATGAAAGCTCAGGAGTTTTGCAATGGCAAGATTACATGTGTTAACCCATCAAGTAACAAAGAAAAAAGGGGTGAAGTTGGTAAACAATACACTGACTTATTAAAGTACCCTAATCCATTACAAACTGATTTACATTTTAGATCGCAAGTAGCTATCTATACTCAACTATTCGGGTATTGTCCCGTTCTAAGGATTAAGCCAGAAGGCATGAGTATCGTTAGTCAGTTATGGGTATTGCCACCACAATGCCTTAGAATGAAGCTAACGAAGGAATATTTGTTTGCTGAATCTATATACGACATGATAGAAAGTGTTGAGTTTAGTTACAACGGTAAAACCATACCAATAAAAAAAGAAGATATTTATTTCTTTACCGATACTACGACTACCATTGATGATTTGATGTTTCCAATGTCAAGGTTATCAGCATTAAAATACCCAATTAACAACCTGATTAAGAACTACGAGAGTAGAGGTACTATCATTGAAAAACGTGGGGCGTTGGGTATCTTATCGCCTGATAGTGGTGATAGTGCAGGGGCGCAACGTGCAACACCAGAACAGAAAGAAGAACTACAAAAGGATTATAAGCGTTACGGTTTACTTAAAGACCAATGGCAAATCATTGTAAGCACAATATCAATGAAGTTTACACCCATGACATTAAACATGCGGGACTTAATGCTACTTGAAACCGCCGAAGATGATATAATGACCTTATGTGATGCTTTAGGGTTTAAGTATCAGTTGTTATCGAGAGGTAGTGGCACCACGTTTAATAATCAGGAATTAGCACAAAAAGCGCAATATCAGGATAACATTATACCAATGGCTGATAACTACATGACACAGTTTAACGATTGTGTTTATGCAGATGAAAACAATGTAAAGTATATCATTGACTTTTCGCATGTACCATGCATGCAGGCTGATGAAAAGCTAAAGAGTGAGATACGAAAAAATAATGTAGGCTCATTATCATTGCAACTAAAGAATAACCTTATAACCTATGGCAGGGCAATGGAAATATTAGAAGAAGAAGCACCAACGGAATTAGCACCGTTGTACTTCTATCAATTACCGCCTGAAATACAAGCAACATTCACAAATAAAACTACTAATAATGAAACCCAAGCAACTAACTAAAGAAGAAATTGAAGCGATTAAAAAAGCAAAGGAAAAGAAAGTAAAATCTACTAAACTTATTAAGAAATGACATACGAAATATTTAAACACTTAAAGGATAATAACCATGTTATTGTGCAGGCTAAAAAGTCAGCCGATAAGTATGCCGATTCGGTTTCACTTCGTTTGCCTATTGACTTAAAGCATGAGGAATTAGCGGTAAAATCAGCAGGTGTAGCAAGTGGTTTGAATGTAGATGAAATACTTGTAAAGAGCGCAATAAACACTACGAATATCTTTGATAGTCATGGTGATGTACATATACCTGGACTATGGAATAAGTCGATAAAAGAAGCTAAAAACCTATTGCTATTGCAAGAGCATCAAATGAAGTTCGATAAGGTAATAAGTCGCAACGTTACAGCATCGGCCAAGATGATTTCATGGTCTGATTTAGGATTTGATTATGAGGGTAAAACACAAGCATTAATCTTTGAATCAACTGTATCAAAAGATGATAACGAGTTTATGTTTAATCAATACTTAAAGGGTAATGTGATTAATCATAGTGTAGGTATGAGATATGTAGCGTTATCGTTGGCTATTAACTCAAAAGATAAATACTTTGCTGAAGAAAAAGCAACATGGGATAAGTACTATAATGACATAGTGAACAAAGAAGATGTAGATGCAGTGGGTTATTTCTATGCCGTTACAGAGGCCAAATGTGTAGAGGGTAGCGCAGTATTAGTAGGTAGCAACCAATACACCCCAACTATTTCAATTACAGAAGCCGTTGATAAAGACACTTCTACGATTATAAACGAGCCGACTATTGTCACTCACAAAACCGCATTAGAGATGATGCAAAATATTAATAACATTCAAAAAAATTTAAAATGAAAAAACTACAAGAAGGTGCTTTAAAAACTGATGGCACCGCTTACACCCCTGCGGAAATTACAGAGCATAATAACTTTGTTGATTTGGTTACGTCAACCGCAAAAGAAGTGACCGCTGATATGATTAGCAAAGAAGATGCCGACAAAGCTATCAACGAAGCTATCGAAAAAGTATCAACCGAAATGAAAGCAGAATACAAAAAGCTTTATGAAGTTGCTATCAAACAAGGTACTGCATTGGCTACTTTGAAAGCAAACGGAGTAACACCATTGCCAAGCGCACAAACTTTTAAAGCATCATTAGAAGAGTCTATTGAAGCTAACAAAGAAAAGTTTGAAGCCATTGTAAAACAAGGTGGTATGTCACGCAACGAAACTATTGACCTTACAGCGAAAGTTGCGGTTAATATCACTGAAGCTACTACCATCATTGCAGGTAGTACACAAAATACAATTACTCAAAATACGGGTATTATATCCCCTATTCGTCACAGAATGGAAAAGTATTTGAGTGCAGTAACAACGGGTCGAATTGGTACTAAATTCGCAATGTGGATTGAAGAAACTGATGAGCAAGGTGACCCTATCTTTATCGCTGAAGCAACGGGCAAAACCCAAATATCTGTATTGTATGTTGAGAAAACTCAACCCGTTCAAAAGATAGCTGTTTACTCTAAAGTATCAACCGAGATGCTTGCTGACTTACCTCAATTAACCTCATACATCGAGCGTTCAATGATGAAACGTGTAAGCGTTAAAATCGAAAGCGAATTGTATAGCGGTACTGGTTTGACTGTATTCTTAAAAGGTGCAACAGAGTGGGCTACTGCATTCAGTGCAGGTGGTAACGCTAACTTAATTGCAAGTGCAAATGAAATTGATGTAATCAATGCTATTGCAAATCAAGTTGAATTAGCTTATGGTATTCCTAATGCTGTACTTGTACACCCTGATACTATTCAAGTTATCAAAGGTTTGAAATCAACAGCAGGCGAGCCTTTATGGAAAGAGTATCAAGATTGGAGTATTGCCGGTGGTGGTACTAACTTAGTAATCGGCGGCATGAGAGTAATCGCAACTCCATTGGTTACAAGTGGTGATTTCTTAGGTGGTGATATGAAAGTGTTAAATGTTCTTTTCAGAGAAGATTTAAATATCAGATTAACGCCAAGCGGTGACGATCCAATAAACAACTTGATGACACTTATTGTGGAATCTCGATTGGTACAGTTCGTATCTGCTAATGATGCCCCATGTTTGGTAAAAGGTGATTTTGCAACAGCTATCGCAGCATTAGTAGCACCCGTAATCCCTTAGTAAACACTAATTAATAAACAACAAAAAACAATAAATATGGCAAAGTCTAAAGTTAATAACAAAGCTAAAGAGGTAGTAGATACTCAAGAAGTAACAACGGAAACCCAAGTACTTGCATTAGTAGGTTCTCAAAAAGTTGTAGGGGCTAAAATTGGTACCTTAAAAGAGGGTAAGGAGTACGAAGTAACCGCCGAAATGGCAATGATTTTAATCAATAAAGGCTTTGCCACTTTAAAAAATAAATAAAAATGAAAAAACAAATCGTAGGGATACTGACCCTTTTCACAGTAATCTTATTCGCTTGCAATGATACTTCAGCGCAAGGAATATCAATGTATCGAAATACTGATACGACCTCAAGCGGTGTTGCAACCGCCGCAACCATTACAAGCGGTACAAGCGACACGCTTTATGATGCAAATACGCTGTATAGCTTCTACACTAAAGTAGGTGCATTAAACGCAACCGCCGCAAGTAAGTATCTTATCACCTTTAACGCTACTAAAACAAGCGGAACAGGTACAGCAAAGGTATTTATACAAGGTAGTACAGATGGTAAAGTTTGGCGTAATCTAAATGCAGGAATGTTGGGTACTGATGGACTTAATTCAGATACTTTAAATATAGCAGCAGCTACAACTACACCAGGCGTTAATTATTCGTACTACTCATTCGATGGTCATGCGGTATTAAGACCTGCATCAAGTGCGGCGGTTTACTACGTCAATAGTGGGCGTGTTTACTACCTTCGCGCAAAGATAATCGGTGCAGGTACGCAACAAACAATTTACAGTAATTTCAAAGTAATAACCTACCAATAATGTCAATAATAGTCTATACAGATTTTATAGGTCAAATTTCTATACCGAATTCAGCACCCGCCAATACGGAGGGTGCTAATTTGGCTATCTTTATAACTGATTATGAGGATAAGTTTTTGACTGATGTTTTAGGCTATAAGATGTCAAAGGATTTTACTACTGCGATAGCCTTAGCACCTACAAGCGGTGTATGGTTTGATTTATGGAAGGGTGCTGAGTTTACCGATTCTTTAGGACGTTTGAATTTATGGCCTGGATTTCGTAACACTGCACATCAACTATCAATTGCTAACTTCATATATACAAAGTATATCGAAGCTACGCAAACCAATACAACGGGAATAGGTGAAAAGGCTACCAATGCAACGAATGCTGTAACTACTACACCCATCGAAAAGGTATGTAGGGCATGGAATAAAATGGTTGACTTAAATTATATTCTACATGATTTTATATTGGCTAATATTAGCGATTATCCTGATTATATTGGGATTAATGGATTCAGTCCGATAGATTATGTGGCAGGTAATTACGAAGACCGCATAGGGAATAGAAACTACTTTATTAAACGAAACGTATTAGGAATATAATGGCAGCGACTTACACGATACAACCATTGTCAATACCTGCTATCTTTGAAGCGTTAGTAAGTGAGGTTAGTACCAATCTTGCAAGTGCAACGATACCACAAGTGTCATTTAGGCATGGGACGTGGTTAGATATTCTAAAGGAGTTAACAGTGGATTCAAATAGTCCTACTGAATCGGTAAAGAATGGTAAATACCCATTGGTTTGCTTGATACATCAGTTTGACGAAAGGCCTTTCGATAGTATTTCAGAAACAACAAATCTAACATTGATTATTGTCACTAACTCTACTATTGATGCTACAACGGATGCACGTTATACGGATAATTTCATACCTATTCTATATCCTATCTATGCAGAATTGAAGCAAGTAATTGCTGACAGTATGTATTTCTTGGGGTATAATCAAAACTTTAGCCATATAAAAAGAGATTTAACACATGCCGGGCAGTCGGGTGAAGATGGTAACACCGCCTATAAATTGCCTGATGTATTGGATGGACTTCTTATGACTAATATTGATTTAAAGGTGAATTTAGATCCAATATGTGATGCACCTGAAAGGAATGTATGTTTGTTAACTGACTGTCCTAATGGACGTGAGGCGTACTTTCAAAATATATTCAAGAACGTTACTTTTTCGGGGTTGAATACTGATACTATTACAGCATCGGTAAATGACTTCTATTTCCTTGATGCAAGTGGAGGTTTACCCCCCCCGTTTGCACCTGAAATAGACTGGCAAGGTGATGGCACTTATGTAGCAATGGCAGGGAGTGGCGTTGGCCCGTTCACAGCTTCATTTGATGTAACAACGGGTTACGGTGCAGGATTCTATACGGGTGTTATAAAGTTTGGTGATGCCTATGTTACGTTTTACTTCAAAGTAAAGGACGGGTTAGTATCTAAGATGACTACTTTAATATCTCAAGAATGGGATATTGATTTAGAATGTAGCAACTACCCTAACTATCCTATCACTATTGACACTACTCATACGATGGAGTTATATAACCCCGATGTTATACCCGTAGGCCAAGAAGAATTGCCTATAATGGTCGGTTATGAACTTGTGATATTCAATGTTACAAAAGATACCGATACATTTACAGCAGTACTTACACACACAGCATCAACGACTACAACAACAGCATACGCAGGAAATTACAACATTGATAACAAATTTTCATACGGTGGCCAAAGTCCACTAACACAAAGAAGTATTATTAAAACGAGGTGCATAACCTTATAAAAAAAACAATTAAATAAAATGGCAAACAACGTATTAAATCAATTGAGTTGCGCAAAGGCATTGTCAAACACTGGCTTACCTACATGCTTCTTTAATCCTAAAAACATTGAAGGGTGCATATTGGTACCAAAGGGTACAACGTACACGCAAACTCAACAACTAACACTCCCGACAGTGTTAGCCGCCGCAGCTATTAATGATAACATAGCATTGCGAATTTTTCCAATTAAACGCTTCATTGATTTTGAAGACCAAACCGAAGATAACCCAACACAAACGTTTGGTTACGGTGGTAAAGAAAAAATCAGACAAGGCAAATATGCTTGGTATTTCATGTATAACAATGGGGGCATGGCATTACATACAGCATTGTATAGTTTTGACGGTCAACAAGAACTTTATGATGTTATCTTCATAGATAACAAAAATAACTGTTTATGGGGTGTCGTTAAAGGTACTAACATGAATGAACTTGGTGGATTCAACATCGAAATGCTTGATGTGAAAAACATTAAGTTAAACACTGGTGCTGCATCAACTGTTTATGGTTTAGGATTCTGTTTAGAAGATCCTGATGAAGTTAACATTTTAACCGCTTACTATCAATTTCCTACAAGCTACAAAGTATTGTCTCAATTATCAGGGTTGAAAAATATCCAGGTAGTTGTTCATACACCGATGGCTTCGGGTTTAGTTAAGTTAAAACTTATGAGCGCAGGTGTTGACCTTTACGACCTTTATTCAGGGCCATTAGCGACAGCATCATTGTACACCGCAACGGGTCAAGCAACCCAAGCAGGTATCACAATTACTTCAGTAACAGCAACCGCCGCAACTAAAACATTCGATGTATTGGTTGACGTGTTAGATGCTGATTACATTGCAGTAGGTGCCGCTGGTTATATTGACATTACCATCGGAGGTGTAGCTGCATTAGTAGCCGCATTAGTAGTTGGTTATGGCAATACTCAAATCAGTGTTGTAAGAGGTTCTTAATTTATCACACAATAGGGGTACCTCATTATGGGGTACCCTTTTTAAACTTAATAAAATGAAATTCACCCACGAAAAAGACTTAAAGTATAACGGTATTGGATTCAATGCGATTTGGATTAGAAAGCATAATGAATCTGATTTTGTTGCAAAGTGTATCGTTTTGTTTCCTAAACTGAATGAGAAACAAGCAAAAGAACTTTATGCAATAGCAAACCTAAATGATACGCCAAAGCATACAACAACAAAAAGAGTAAAGTAATGACTACTATTCATGGCATGTTGAAACGTGTTGAATCTATTGATATATTTCAGTTAGCATCACAAACGGTAGCCGATAGTAAAATTGAAATAGCTGATAAGAATAGGGCACAATTAATGGAAGGCTATGACAAGAATGGCAAGAAGTTAAAAAAGTATGCTTCAACAGCCTATGCAAGGCGAAAGAATCAGCGTAACCCGTTTCCTGGTTTTGGTACACCTGACTTATACAACATGGGTAATTATCAAGAAGGTATAACGCTTAGAATACTAACAAAGCAAACGTTTGAAATGTACAGTACGGATAAGAAGTATGCACTATTAAAAAAGGATTACCCAGATAATTTAGGATTATCAAACCAAAGCAAAGAAGAAATACAAGCTGGAATAGTAATACCAAGCCTAAGACAAAAAGTTAAAAGTATATTAAAATTATAAATATGAAAAATCAAGTAGAAAAAATCATTTCCGACGAAGCGATGCAACAAGTTAAAGAATTAGAAGCATTGTTATCAAGGTGCGTATTTCATGCAAAAGTATTAGAAGAAAAGCATGGTATAAAAATTAACGGTTTGAAAGAAATTCCTGATTACACCAAAGGGATAAACAATCATCCAGGAGGACTTGATATAACAAGATAGTATGACCAACCCAATAAATTGTATCGAATGTGCAAGACGTAGGGCGCAATTATTATCACAATTAGATTATCTTCGCATAAAAACACAAAAAAAAGTAAATGAGGACTGCACTACATACTGTATTTGGCTCGACGAAGAGGACAGCACCTTACATAGTACACCCATCGACAGAGTTAGGGGTAAAGCAGTTGAGTACATATCAAAACATTCATAAACTACCATTAACGGTGTTTATTGATGTTTTAGTGACTAAAAACCTACAATTATTGATTATTGATGGTAATGCTACGGATGAAGATTTAACGCCTATATGGGAAACTTTATACGCTGAATACATGGATAGTATTGCAGGTGCTGAGATGAGGGGTAGGCTTGAATCTGTTAAAGATTCGGCTATCATACAAAGTAGAATTAATAGAGCAAGGATAACGCTTGAATTAATTGAAAAGATAAGCGATAAACGTTTAATTGAATTGCTATATGATTATGACTATCCATTACCACCGCTTACTGATGATAATGTTGAATTAGTTATCAATACTTTTTTAGCTTATTACAAATCTGATTTTATAGACTTGCAAATTTTAGCAAAGCAAGATGAGAGTGAAGGTGATGAAATAACCATTGATTATAATTACTTCATGTCAACTATTGTTGATATGAATATTGGAATGAAAACAAACATTAATATAAATGAATTAAGCGTAGGGGCATATTGCGCCTATGTGAATAAATATAGGGAGTATTGTAAAAGTAAACAAAGAAAAGTTGAATAAAATAATAATATTAACGGTAATAATTTACATAGCATTTGCATTTATTGTGAATTATTGCGCTGATGATAAAAATAAATAAAATATGTTTTTTATAGGTTTCGTTTGTGGTTGGTTTACACTCTTTTTATTAAGGGTGGTATTGTATAAATTAAATAAAATAGCTGAAAATGGCAGAAGTAATAGATGAGATAATAGGCAAAGAAGCCTTTGACCAGATAGCGAGAATGGAAGTAGGCTTAAAAGGTCTTGTTGATACTTTTATCAAATCAAGTAATGCGGCAAAGTTATTAGAAGCGGCGTTATTAAAGGAAAGTACTGTAAAAGGCGTAAATGATGCGATAAAACAACAAAAAACTCAATTAAGTGAACTCGAAAAGTATCAAAAACAATTGGAAGCGCAGATACTTAAATTAGCTTTTGCAGAAAGGGAGTTGGGAAAACAAAGGGCAAAAAACGCAGTTGAATTAGAACAACAAAACGCAATTAATAAGACCGCAGCAAGGGAACAATTAGCCGCTGATGGTAGTATTAATCAAATGAGTGCTTCTCTTGTAAAGATGAGGCGTGAATACGATGCAATGAGTAAGACCATGCGTGATTCTCCATTAGGTGCCGAATTAGTTAAACGAATACAAGCAACCGATGCAGCACTCAAACAACTTGATGGAAGTACGGGGCGATTCCAAAGAAATGTAGGTGATTATAAAAATCAGTTATTTGGATTAACACAGGTATTTAGAGAGTTGCCAGGATTTACATATTCAGCGCAAACGGGTATACTTGGTTTGTCGAATAACTTACCAATACTTGCTGAAAACTTTAAGACAGTAGCAGCCGCAACAAACGAGGTAACGGGAAAAGTTAACGGTACAGTCGGGGCAATGAAGATTTTTGCAAGTAGTATCTTATCATTCGGTAACATCTTTGCTATTGCCATTGGTTTATTTACGATATTCTCAAAAGAGATATTTGCGTTTTTTCAAAATACAGAAAAAGCGAAAAACATGGTTGACCAATTAACAGAATCATTTGCAAGGTTAGATAAGGAAATAGCTTTTAATAATCAACATTTAGACAAACAAGCTAAACTACAATTAGCAGCCGCAAAAGCAAGGGGTGCAAGTGAAACTGAAATAAACCAAATCGAACAAAGCAACCTTCAAAAACGTTTGGAGTTATATGATGATGAGATTAGCAAACAAATCGAAGTCGGGGCAGGTTATCAAAGGGTATTGAACTTAAAAAAGGCAGGTAGTAGCGCAATAACTGAATCATTAGAAGATTTGCAAAAGGTAGTAGATGAATCTGAATCTAAGTTGCAAAGCCTACAAAATGCAAGGGCGGATATAGCCATTGATTTGCAAATAGCTAAGTACAAAGTACCAAAGCCACAAGTAGAAGTTGCTAAGCGTGATAACATCGGTAAAGGTACAAAAGAGGATAGAAAAAAAGAGATAGAAGATTATGAACACGACCTTTATCAGTTAGACCAAGATATTCAGCAAATGAATGAAAAAACAGATAAGGAAACTATCGAACGTGTACACAAGCGACTTGAAGAAATAAAACGCTTAAATGCTCAATATGCTAAGGATGAACTTGATTTGATTAAAGAAAACTTAGAAGCGCAACAGCGTGATTGGGATAACTACGATAAAGAACGTGAGGACGCATTACGAAAGCAATTAGCATTATATAATCAATTAGGTGATATTGCACAAGCGGTAACGGGTGCCATTTCAGCAGTAAGCGATATACTTTACCAAAAGGAAATAAGTCAAATTGATGAACGGGATAAAAAGTTAGAAGATAGCTATGACCAAGAAAAGAAACAAATCGAATCAAAGTATTTAACCCAAGCGCAAAAAGAAAAGGAGTTAGCACAATTAGAATCAAGACGTGAGCAAGAACGCAAAGCTATTGAACGTGAAAGGGTAGCCGCTGCAAGACGTAACGCACAACGCCAAAAACAATTAGATGTTGCAAATATCATAACTACTACTGCACTTGCTATTATGGGTGCATTAAGTAGGGTTAAGACTGACGGGCCGACAGCGTATGCACAAGCTATTGCAGTTGGTATAACTGGCGCAACACAATTAGCAAGGGCAATAGCCGCACCATTGCCACAATATAAGGATGGCACGTTAGATCATAAAGGCGGTTTTGCGGTTGTTGGTGATGGTGGTGTAAGTGAGTTAGTTGTTGAACCTGACGGTACAGCCTATTTAACCCCATCTAAATCAACAGTTGTTGACCTACCCAAGCACTCACAAGTATTCAACCCCGAGCAAATGATGCAAGGCGTTTATAACTTAGCCTATAAGCAGTTAGGCAATGGCCAAAAGGTAACAACGGATAAAATGCAGGTGGCAATGTTAGAATCATTTAATAAATTAGCTGATGAGATGAAAGGCGTAAAAAAAGAAATTAGAAATATAAAATTAGGCGTAAATTTACATGGTGATATGGAACACTTTTTAACGATGAAAAATATAATTAGCTAATGATATTTCCAAACGATTATGTATTCTATATCAAAGACGGTACCGACTATTTATACGTTGATACCGTTACGGGAATAGTAAGCACTTCACTAACCGCAGAACCGTTAGTATATGCCCCTGAAGATTGGCGTGAAGTATCAATATCGTTTGAACGTGGATGGAATTATTATTCGTTATTTAGACTTTATACAACGCCTTTTAAATTCGTTAAGGACGGTGCCACAATACTAAGATGGGGTTATTACCTTTCATTAGGGGTTGAGAAAAACCTAACATTAGTTATTAAGAAATTCAACCGTTTAGCGTCGGTTATGGATTATGAGGACTTTTTAGAATGTGATATTGATTTTAGCACGTTTAAGGATAATTTTACACGAGTTGAAGTAAACCTAATCGAAGGCGGTTTCATGTCAAAATTTAGGGCGAGAGAGAATACGACGTATGAATTACCCGTAGAATTGAATGCCGATAGGGTTTGGGTAAGGCATGACGGTATAAAGTTAGATTGTGTGATTACTTGGGGTATGCTTAACGCTAATTTTCCACAAGCATTTACGGTATTGGTATTACCTACAACGTTTTACAACTATACAGAGGGCGCAAACATTGACTTACAAGCGTGGAGTGTTGACCCACCAACGTTTCAAAATTTCTTTGTTAAGAATCCATCAGCAAACGCTATCACAGTTGACTTACATTTGATATTAAACATTGATGCTATTATGGATCCTGGAAACGGGTCAAATGGTACTGTTTATGTAAGATATGACTTATTAAAGATAGCACCTATTGGATTTTTGTCACATAATATCGTTTATACTCAAGGAGGTTTAACGCCAGGTAGTACAACTACTATAAACCTTGACCAAATAGATACGATTACTATACCGCCTAATCATGGATTAGAGTTTAATATTATAGTCAATAATGGTATGGGTGGCGGTGCATCTAACAATTATCAAATAGATATACTTGATAATTGCAAATTAACAGCTACATTTTCTAATCGTTATGGTGAAAACTATATACCATGTTTGAGGTCGCAATATGTTTATGAATCGCTTATAGGATTAATGTCAGACGGTACAACTACCGCAGTAAGTGACTTGATGACAAATACACATCCCGACAAAGTAATTACAAGTGGTGACGCTATCAGGAACCTTGCAAGTAGTAGCATGAAGCTATCATTTAGCGAGTTATGGATGTCAATAAATAGCGTGTTTTCGGCAATGTTTTATTACGATAAAAGCATCGATACAACCTACTTAGAAGAAAAAATAGAAGCATTTGATGAATTTACAACGATAGCAAGTATTGGTGATGTCAATAACGCAAAGTTTATGCCCCTTACATCTGAAATGTTTTCAAAGTTAAAAGCAGGTTTTGGACAATATACATACGATGAAATTAATGGTAAAGATGAATTTAATCAGCTAACGGAGTTTCTACTACCACTTACTAAAACAACCGCAGAAAAAGACCTTACAAGTAAGATTAGAGCTGATATGTATGGAATTGAAAACATACGAAGAAACCTAACGGAAAAACTTACAACGGATGCCGATACGGATAACGATTTATTTTGGTTGCATATTGAAAGCGCATCATCGGGAACTATACCAACTGGTTTTGTTGGTGCAGGTGAGCCTTATTTTGATTTGTACAGAAAAACAATAGACGTTAATCCGGGTGCATCATATTGGGAAATAGATAACCTAAACTATCCCGATACGGCATATAATATTTTCTTTTCAGCAAAAAGACAGTTAAGCAGGTGGGCATCTTATTTATCATCATTGCTTTATTTATTAGATACGTCTTATATTAAATTTCAACAGTCATCTAAAAATAATCCAGGCGGTTTAAAACTTGCTACACATGAAGGAAGTCCAGTTGTTGATATTGATGAATCTACTGATGAATTGGTATCTAACTATTTACCGCCAATGTTTTTACCTATACTTGTTGATGTTGATTTTCCTGACCAAGCAACGCTACTAAATGCAATAGCAAGTTCTCCGCATGGCATTATTGAATTTGATTATAAAGGAAATACATTTGAGGGGTTTGTAATGAAGATAACTACCAAGCCTAAACTTGAAACACAAAACGCAACACTATTATTAACAGCGAATAATACGCTATCTAATATCGTTTATCCATGAGATTAATTACAAAATACAGCGACAGTGATTTGCTTATCGGATGCAGTATCGGTGTATTTGTACCCTTGTGTTTTGCGATATTCAATCATTTCGCTATTTGTGTTAAAACACTTTTCATGATTATTGAAAATCTTACTTGTTTTAGTGTCATAAAAATAGCAATTATAGCAGGTTTTCTTTTTACAACTTGTAAAACAAGCAACAAACAAAAAAAGCAATACGATAATATTTTTCATTTTAGTATCTTTGAAAGCAAAACTAATGAATAAATATGATAAATTAATATTAATCCTTTTTATAG